TGCCGCCGTTCTTGTAGCCCATCCGTTCTACAACTTCAGGAGCTTCTTTTGCTAGTGCTTCCAAACCTTTGTTAGGGTACTTTTTAGCTTCGCCACCTTCTGCGAACATTTGTCCACCAAGAGGATTACCACCTGAACCCATTGCTCCCATCATAGATGTTGTTTTTTTCCTCACACCGGAAGGCGGGCGGTACACAGCCGGACGCGGGCCACCAACATTACCGGGGCGTGGGCGACCAACATTACCGGGACGTGGGCGACGACCACCCAAGACAGCACCAGCACTCTCTCTAAGCTTCTGTCGAAACATACCCATCCCCGGACGGGTTGGGCGACGAATTGGACGGCGACGGATTCGGGACATCATAATCTCCTTAAAACTTACCTGATATTAATAATATTCGTGCAAAATAGTCAACAAATCCCAGCGCATAAATACATCCAATCAAACGTCGTTACAGCCATGTCGTAAAAAATCACTGAAACTGCTATGATAAAAATCCCAAGCGCAGCCCCTATCAATCGTGCAAACAACATTTTATCTACCTCGGGCTTTGTCTATCGCTCGTGATCCAAACCAGAAACTGATAATCGCAGCAAATATTGCTTTCGTGTCTTCGTCCCACAGCACGTTTAGTGACTCCGCCACGCTCATTCCACTGTTCAGTGCTTCGCGTAACAACGTAATCTCGATTGCTAGAAACAAGCCAAAGAAGCAGTATGTAATTACCGGACGAACAGATTTTTGCAGAGCTGAGATAAACCCAGTGCCTTGATTTATGCTAATGTCATGTTGCATCAAGCGTTCATGCTCTTTGTCAGACGCTTGTGCTTCAAAAGCCTTGAGTTCAAAATCGTAACCATCTTTGCGTAGTTCTGCTGCGAACTTCATTTTTTCGAGTTCGAACTTCTGATTACCTTTTTCTTTGAAATGGTCAGCGATTGCAGGTGCGGTGCTGCTGGCAAAGCCGATCAATGAACCTATAACACTAAGCATTATTTTCTACTCATGTACGCTGAAACACCCATGTATGCACCCACAACACCTGCTTGTGCAATGTAAAAAAGACCGAGGAGATCAGCGAGAGCATCAACACGAGTGGTAGGAACCACAGGTAAAAAAAGGACTGTTGTAAAAACCAACATGCTTGCCATAGCGATCCACGCCATCCGCTGTTGTGCATCTGCTTTTTCCTCCCTCAGTTCCAACTCAACCATTTCTTTTTCGCGGGCAATCTCCTCGTCTGTGACGATTCCGTCGCCGTCTAAATCATGGACTTCGTATCTACTGCCCTTTTCTAATTTTTTGTTTGCCATTTAGTCTAACCACTTATCGATTTTCTTCTTACCGATATACAGAATACCTAACCAAACGGTAAAAAGCACACCGTCAAAATAACTTAGCTCGTTCCATGCTTCTACTAAATCCATCAGTTTTCAACAACTCGTAATTTTGCAGGTTTGTTATCAGTCATCGTCCGTATTCTTTTTTTGATTTCTTCTACGGGGACACCTTTATCGTGCCACTCGTGCATTTTTCTTTTAATTTTGTGGTATTTACCCCAGCGACCAGCCCAAACAGAAGTCATGCTTTTCTCCTGCGTTTAGTAGACCGAACAACTTTTTTAAGAGTTTTTGCTTGGCTAGCATGTGTTTTTGAAGCCTTGTTGAGAGCTTTGATGACCTTGTTTAAGGTGCGTTTGTTTTTCGCATTTCTCATCGTTTGCCCATTTCTCGCATAACCGCAATGTCTTCTTGGGTTTCGATACGTTCTCTGTTGACCGCCGCACGGTCTTCAGCAATTTCTTTTGTAGTTTGCAAACGCTCTTGTGCTTGCTGTGCCTGTTGCGCCATTTTTGCCTGATCGAGCATAGCCTCAACTTGGTCTTTCTGTGATTTACGTTGTTGGTCTGCGGCAGCGATCTGTACTTCAGCCTGACGGATGCCAACTAGCGGATCTTGTGGGTCTTCAGGCATCAGAGCTGGGGCAAGATCTACAGTTATCTCAGCTACTTTTGCAGAGATCATTGCCTGTATTTGTTCTTCGCCCATTTGTGGCGGTTGTATCATTTCAGGCGGCATACCAGCAGCCACTTGTTCCTGCACGAATTGTTGCATCTGCTGTTGCAACATCATCTGTACTTCTTCGGTAGCTTTCAACGATATACGTTCTTGGATATTGCCAAGTGTAAATGAAAACACCAGTGGGTTGTTTTTGATCAACGGCATTGCCATGAACTGTGTGTGAGCTGCAATGTGAGCGTCGTGGTTTTGACCCGGGAACGCTTGAATAGGTTCGCCTTTCAGAAGTGCCGCGTGTTCTGCCGCAGGATCCATGGGTTGCGCTTGTGGTTCGGGCTTCAGTATCGCGTCGATGTTCTTGACTTCTAGAGCCTCGTACATCCGGCGATATGCCTCCCGAAGGTTGTGAACTTCAGGGTTGCTCTGTGCAAGTTGAAGTTGCGTCTGGGCCAAGGACATGCGCTGTGCCATAGAAAAGATATTTGGATCGCTGATTGGGAGTACATCAATCCGACTATCAAAGTCCTGCGGCAGAATCTCGGCGGGTACATTTTGTGGATATGGGTATGCGTCTATTGTGTCTGATATAATTTCAGCAAGTAAACGGAACTCTTTCTTCTGAGCGTAGTGCATCCGCTTGTGGATAGCACTCATGACCCGTGAGCCACGTTCTAACAACGCAACAGTTGTGCCTACAGGCATCTGTTGGTTTACATCTTGTATGTTTGCATCAGCAATTGAGGCGTAGCGGCGACCTGACTCAACAAGCACACCAAGAAGTTGTGCCAGTGTGCCTGACGGCTCCTTATATGGTAACGGCAAAAACGAGCTACGCACATCGCCACCGGGTGCATCGATGTCACGAAACTCGCCGGGTTGTATGGGTTCGTCATCGTTTTTGATCCGAGTACCACGAGATTTGAATCCAGCAGGTAGATTCGACAGCGTACCCGCATCAATCAACTGACGCAGTATAGATGTCGCTGCACGAGACAGACCACCAATCATGTGAACTAGACCAAAGCCGTAGAAACCAAGACCCGGCAAAAACTTGTAGTGCACAAAATACTGCATGGCCTTACGAAGCGGATCTTCTTCGTCCCAGTTACGAACGATGGACAGAACCTCGCCGCTGTTCTTGTCTATTGAAACAATATACGGCAGCTTCAACCCTGTTTGCTCGCCTTGAATATCTGTGTCTTCAAAACCCTCGAGATCAAGATAAGTATGGCACTCATAAATCGTATACATGTCATCATCGCCAGTGGGACGAATGCCTTGTATCTCGTTTATTTTTTCTTTTACTTCGCCATCCTCACCGTCGTAATTACGCGATATATCAACGTCACGATAAACTGTAGCCATCTGCATCTTGATAATGTCGTTTTCTGACATTTCTGTAACGTGGGTCACACGTTCAGCAGTCTGAAGGTCAGAGGCAGAGTAGTTTACAACCAGATCTTCCGCCGGAATAAACTTCGATATGGCTCGTTGACGTGACGGATCGAAATAAACTTTTTTAAATGTTGAACCAGACAGCGGTAGATAAAAAAGCATCTGATCCATGTCAGGATCGTATTCTTCCATTATCTCTGTCACATAGTAGTTCATGAAGTTTTTGACACGAGTGGCTTGCGCGAGCGTTTCAGGTGACTCCATGCCAACAACGGCAGTCCGAATCGGACCGCCCGCAGGTAACATTTCTTTATACGCTTGTGCTTGGAATTGTGTGACAGATTCAGAAATCAACGGGTGCGTTACACCACTTGCACCAGCAAACGGTTCGTCGCGTTCTTCGTAGTTGATACCTAACAGGTTCAGCCCCTTGGCAAGCGCATCTTCCCACTCACCTCGAGAGTCTATGTCTTCCTCGATTTTTGACAGAATATCAGAGGATATTTCGCCAAGAGCAGCGTCGCTTAGTATTTCTGCCAAGTTCGCTGTGTGGCTGTACTCTTCTGTAAGAACTTCTTCCCCTTGTTGGTTCGGATCAACGAGTTCGGCACTACCGTCCTCGTTCATCTGAACAATCATGTCTTGCAGTGTTTCGTCTACAAGACCCGGAGCCTGACCCTCTACTTCAATAAGAATGTCTTCTTCTGATGGAACAGCAGGTCCCCCCGCACCCATGGCTGGGTCAACCATACCACCTATATTTCTATCACCTGTTTGAGACATGTTTCCTTATAACACCTCCCTAGCCATTCCGCCAATCCCTTTATGGAGGTTAACTTCCCCACCTTTTGCGTAGCGAACATAGATTTCACCGTCGAGATCATTCTTTTTGTAGATACGCATCGCTTCTTCACGCAAAATTTCTGCAAGTTCTGTGGGGCTAAATTGTCCTATATACTCCTCAACAGAACCAAAATTTTTATCGACAGCTTCTTTTGTGTACTTCTCTAATAAGGCGTTGTTTGCTTCAGCAAACGCCACGGCAAACTTGCGTCTAACGTCGTCCTTAATCTCTAGAACAACATCTTTATTTTGATTTTCTGTAGATAAACCGTCGTTCTCTCGTGTTGCGGTGTTTTTTAGATCTTTTCTTACTTCAACAAGATCTGGGTTGTCTTCAATAAATTGTTTGATTGCTTCATCTCGACCAGAATCTTGATACGCAAAACCTCCGGGGTCATCTAGGGTTTTGCCCCGTGTCTGCATTGTTTTGTTGGCACTAGGTATTGTAATAAATTTCGGTACACCACCAACAAAATTCGCACTAAATGCAGGATTTTCTGTATCTAGTAAATCATTCGCCGACAACGTCCTTGGTTGAGGCATCATGTGGTGCATCAAATACCCTTCAAACTGATTCGCCAGATCACCCTGAACTACTTGCCTAATAGAGTCTTTTACCGATTCATACGGCAAGTCGTATATGGCATTATAACTTCTATCAAGTTGCTGCACCAACTCTTCTGAAAACTCAGGATCGTCTGCCTCTGTTCTTTTTATAAGTTCGTTTTCCGCGTTTACAAGTTTAGCTTGTTCTGCTTGTAATTCTGGAAGCGTTTGTTGTTCGTTAGGTAATTTTTTGTTAGCCTGAAAAGCTTCAGAAATCTTATCAGAATCTGTGCCCAACAACTGACGAAGTCTAAACTGTACTCTTTCAAATAACTCACGTTGTTGTTCGAGATCTTTCTGGTCCCCAACTGCAAAGACGTTGTTTGGGTATTGGCTTTCGTCGGCCCCCCGTAATGTCACTTGCCCATTACTATACTTTC